TATCGGGTAATTCTGCAATCCATATAACTTTTGAAGCATCGACTTCAATTGTATGGTTAACAACATATGGGGCATATGGAAACAATGCCAATGTCATTTCTTTCTCAAACCCAGGTTCACGATTGGGAGTCATTGTTAAAATGAATGGTTGCACAAGTTTAATACTTGCTGTTTCCATTGTCATATCGGCAACTAATTCTTCGCCAGTTTGTAGCTTTAAAATTTTAATCATTCAATTCTCCGTTATAATAAGTCTTATTATAACATCTTTCATATAGAAAACATATTATAATAAAGAGTTTTGGACAACTAGGGCCGAAGCCCTAGTGTTTTTATGAACCAATTGAAGGATGCTTGTTCCTACGTGTGGCCAATCGGTGTCGTACTTCATGTACGATTTTAATAAAAGCCTTAATGAATTTCATAATAATCCTCTACGTGCTAATACCTGCATTCTATGTTCTAGATCTTTGTAATCTACAGAATCTTTCAAATACATATCAATTTCTTTTTGATATGAAGGAGTAAAGGCTTTTTCAACCCATGACCAAAAGTCTTTCATTGCAGGGAAATGAACTCCCTCAAATTCTTTTAGATCATTATTCATTATAGGTCTCTATTTTCTACAGGATCTTCTGTAAGCAATTGAGGTTTAGATTTCTTTGTAGGCTTTGTGCTTACTTCAGAATCTTTAACTTCAATTTTCTTTGGCTTTTTATGTTCTGGAATAATACGCTCTAAGAAAATCTTAAGCATACCATTTAACATGGCAGCATCTTGAACTTCAATATGGTCTTCCAAAGCAAATGTACGAGTGAATGCTCTATTAGCAATACCCTTGAACAAGAAATTATCTTCTTGCTCTGCACCATTTACATTACCTTTAATAATCATTTTGCCATCGGCAAGTTCAATTTCAATATCCTGTCTGGCAAAACCAGCAACTGCAACTTCAATAACATAAGTTGTATCGCCAGTTTTCTTAATATTATATGGTGGATAATTTGGAATGCTCTTTGTTAGATCATCATGAATCTTAGCCATCTTGCTAAATTGATCGTCAAAGCCTACATATAGTTTATCAAAGTCTTTGAACATATCACGGCCAAATATTTGTGGAACAAATGTCATTTTGATTCTCCCTTTTTACTTGTTTTACCAGTAATCGAATTGGCAAAAGTCTCTGAGGCAATATTCATTACATCGTTAGCAGACTTAGCAACTTGTTTTGTAAAGACACGTTGTGCTTCTACAAAATCGACTAGAGGTTTTTGAAGGGAATCTTCCTTGACTGTTTGTTTGAGGAAGTTGATTTTGGCGTCTTGAATTGAATCGATAGCCATGTTTGCGTAAAACATATAGTTCTCCTATTAAGCGAGTTTAAAATTTGCTACCCCGAAGGCATAGCGTTAATCCTGCTTACTGACTACAGGGGTACCATACGTTGTACCAGCTTTAGACGTTCCCAAGGTAGTGGGACTTAAATTAGTTCGGCTTCTGGTTTATACAGCCCACACCGATTGCTGCGTTTCCCATCCCGGGGATATTATTATTTATACAGATTATTCATCTGTAGGTTGTTTTTTCTTACCAATATTATACTTTGTTTGTAAAGACCATTCGCTTTTATCTTTAAAAGCAATTACTTTGATTTGCGACAATGGTGCTAAATCTGTAAATTTATCAGGATCAATAATTTTTACTAGGCCCCAATCTATTAGCAATTTGGCAATTGTATTACGTCTTTGTAAATCGTTCTCTGTTAAATCTGCAGTCTTACCATCAAGAGCAAAAAGCTCTTTAAAATGCACAATGAAATATCTACCTTGCTTATGTAAAATATGGCAGGATTGATACAGTACTTTATCTTTGCGTGATGCTACACCTATGCGTGTGAGAGTTTCTCTGACTTTCAAAAAATCGTCAGGTTGTGCCATGGTTACTTCCAGCGGGTTGTATCCAGGATAATCAATGTGAAAAATATCTTCAGCCATTACGACCACCTTTTATTAGTTTTGTTCTTAAATAATCTAATTTTGAGTCGTCGAGAAGAGGGAGTACTTGGCGGGCCTTTTCTGTGCTATATCCATAGTATTCTTTTATTACTTCGATCGATTCAATTTTCTCCGCTTTGATCCATTTGTTGAATCTTTTACGGGGCCTAATAGTATTTATAAGAAACGAAAACTGCATCTTTTTCTCAAGATGTGGTCGCGAATTCATCTCATTCGCAGGGATTACTGTGTCATGTCCGTAAGATAGTCCTTTATTAATAATAAATGCGTTATACTGTTTCTCCGACCAATCGTCTACGATTAAATTATCTTTGCTATAATGAATAGCATTAATAAAGTCAAAGGGGGAAATTGCAGGAGCCTTATATGGAACTTCTGCTGGTTTTTCCACAGGGGTTCCAAACAAACTCATGATAGCATCCTTATCAATCCTACCGAATCTATTGTTACCAATAACAGGTAGTTAGCCAGCATGCCAAAAGATTTGCGAGTCCAAGCAGCCCAAGCATACATACCACAGCCGACGATCCATATAGGGTAAAGAGAAAGTAAGGGCGGATTGGGAACTGTGACAGCCATGGTAATTGAACACCCAATACTAATAGCCCAAGCAAGCAACTCAACGCAAAAACGAAAGCGATTAGTAATGTAGTCATCTTTGATCCAATCAAATGTAGGTTTTAATAAGTCATTCATTTAAATTCAACCGATGCCATAATCTCTGTTAAACACGCAACAAGATTAATTTCTTGGTCTGCACAAAATGCCGCTTTATACTGATAGTCTGCAAGCAACAAAACAAGTTGTGGAACTTGAACAACGGAATCTAATAGGGTATCGTATATTTTTCTAAAAAGAGTTTGCGGATCGTTATCTAGATTGTTAACAACCCAGGTACGCATCTTTTTCCAATCTTTGTCTTTGAGAGCAGAGATAAGGTCTTGCATATTAACCTCACCCATATTAACAAGAATGCCCTCATCAATTTTACCCGAAGATGCATAACGCTGTAACTCATTAAGTACACGACGGTAATCGGGAAAATGTTTCTCAAGAACTTTTGCTACAACTTTAGGGTCGGCTTCGACCTTTTCGTTTGCCAAGATTTCATTAACACGTTTAAAGAAACGAGCAGCAATCTTAGGACGCTCTTCTTTACCAATTTTAAATTCGATTACCGCACATCGAGAATGAAGCGGAGGAATAATACGATTTTTAAAATTACAAGTAAAAATAAATCTGCAATTTGCTGAGAATTCTTCAATGAATGCTCGCAATGCAGGTTGTGTAGAATTAGGGTTTAGATAATCAGCCTCGTCTAGAATAACAACTTTAGTCTTGCCACTAAAGGATACTGTAGATGCGAACTGTTTGATTTTAGTTCTAAGAACATCAATACCAGATTCTTCTGAACCGTTAATGATGATATAGTCTGTACCTAGTTCTTCACACAATGCTCGGGCAATAGTAGTCTTGCCCACACCGGCCGAACCACACAATAGCATGTTTTGTATTTCATCTTTTTCAACCATGTCCTGAAAGACCTTCTTTTGGTCTACAGGTAAAATACATTCATCTAGTTTACGAGGGCGATACTTTTCAACCCACAAAAATTGATCTTCACGAAATTCCATAATAACTCCATAATATTAAAATTGCGTATTAACGCAGCCAGTTTCGATTGAACAACGAATCTGGATTACTTACAATGTCGGTAGGGACCCCGACTTTTTCAATCAAATCATTTCTAATGTAGATATTGTTTCCTGTATGCATAACTAAAGTATATCCCTTTTCTTTAGCAACTTCGTTTGTTGCGGAGAATGTATTACCGCCCGGCAATCCATCTTGTCGTATAGATTCGGGATCTCCATTGCGCCATACAATCCCAGGTGCAATACTACTATTAACTTCGATAACTACAATCTTAGGAGAATATTCTTTAAGTGATTCCCACACAGCAAGATCATACGAATCAATATCAATTGATATACATTCAAAATCTTTAGGTATAGGTGTTCTTTTTAAAA